CCTCATAATTTATTCGTACGTTTCTAATGGCATTTTTAGGACTCCCACTTTCTGACGTTTTAAAGTCAACCCCTGAGCAAGAAGTCAAGCCACTACCTAAAAAAGGGCGGCGAATGTATGCAGGGGCGCAAACGTCTCGTTTAACTTCTAATTGGATTGCTGGTAATTCATCGGCTGATGCTGAGATAAAAGGAAGCCTTAAGCAACTAAGGCAAAGATCACGTCAAGTTTGCAGAGATAACCCCTACGGAAGGCAAGCCATACGGTCGATTGTCTCTAATGTTGTTGGTCCTGTTGGCTTTAAAATTCAATCACAAATTAAACAGCAAAGAGGAAAAAAACTAGATCAAAAATTAAATGATGTTGTTGAAACTAGATTTAAGCGTTGGGGTCGTGCGGATTCATGCGACGTAGCAGGGCGGCTTAGTTGGGTAGAGATGCAAAAACTAATTGTTAATTCTCTTGTTGTTGATGGTGAAGTATTTATCAGGATTATTCGTAAACCTTTCGGGCGTTCATCTATACCTTTTTCTTTGCAGGTGATGGAGGCAGATTTATTAGATACTGATTACACGGGTAAGAGTAGTAATGGAAATATTTACAGGATGGGGATAGAGGTTGATGAATTTAACCGACCTGTTAATTATTGCTTTTTAACAAAACACCCCGGCGATACTTTATTCCCTGCGAGAACTGGAGAGAAAAGACATTTAATTATTCCCGCTGATGAAATTATTCATCTATTCCAACAAGAAAGACCGTCACAAAGTCGCGGTGTTCCAGCAATGGCAAGTTGCTTAAAAGCGTTGCATGACTTAAATGGATTTCAAGAAGCGAGCGTTATTAGAGCAAGGGCGGCAAGTTCGTTAATGGGATTCATTACAAGTCCAGAAGGTGAATTGCAATCTGATGAAGTTTACGAAGAAGAAAGAGTCACACAATTTGAACCGGGTGTATTTAAATATTTAGATCAAGGTCAACAAATTTCCGTACCTGATTTTGATTCACCTAATGGGGAGTTCCCCGAATTTATGGCTGCAATGCTGCGTTCTTGTGCCGCTGGCGTAGGGGTCAGTTATGAGTCAGTTTCCCGCGACTTTTCAAAAACTAATTATTCTTCTAGCCGTCTTTCCTTGTTAGAGGATCGTTCACAATATCGCTCAATACAAAACTATTTAATAGATAACTTCCATACGAGAGTGTTTGAAGCGTGGTTGGAAATGGCGGTATTAAGTGGGAATTTAAATCTGGCTAATTATGAGAGTGACCCAGATAGATATAGATCTGTTCGTTTTATCGCTCGTGGATGGTCATTTATAGATCCTCAAAAGGAAATTGCCGCTGCAAAAGAAGCAGTTAAGGCAGGTTTTAAAACACAAGCGCAGGTAATAGCAGAACAAGGCGGCGACATAGAAGAGCTTCTACCAGCTAGAGCCGATGAGGTTGAAAAGTCTAAACAGTTAGGTCTTATTTTTGATACTGATCTTTCATCAGGTGTTACTACGTC